AGGGGTAAACAACAGCCCCTGAAAACGGGTTATTTGCATATGCAATAGTAGCGCCATTGCCATTCCCGCTAACTTGAGTAAACGGAAAACCCGATATTTTCAAATTGCCAACTGCGCTTCCAACTGCACTCCAAGTAACGCGAATATCGTAAAAAACGCGGTTACCAATACGATAATAATTCCCGGCAAAACTTGATTGAGTAACAGTCCCACTTGTAGTTCCTCCTACCGTTGCCGTAAATGTTCCACCCCAGTTTTTGTTGTAGTTATAACCAGTGACATCATTCATGAAGCCATCTGCTTCTGTGACCCATAATGTCGTGGGTTCAGTAAGCGATACGGTTGTTGTGGTGGTAGAACCTCCGCGAAACCTGGTTCTTACATAAGTGTATGAATCACTGCGGCAAGACGCGCCCCACATTGTTGTGGTGTTTCCAATAAACTGACAACCATCAAAATCTAAAGTGCTATAGGCGTTAAGATTGAAATATGCAGTTGCTGTTACCGTTTGGGTAATAAATTGAGTTGCTACACATTTAAGCGCACGTATTGATTGCGCCGAAGAAAAGGACTGTGACCAAAGCAAATAACCAGAATTACTGTTTGCATAAATGTAGCAAGAATTGAGATTGACATAATTCAAGCTACCAGAAGCAAATTGAATTCCGTGTCCCCAACTATTTTGTATTTGTCCATTCTGGCTTCCAAAACGCAAATAACCGCCACTCCAAATACAAGAATCAAGCCATGTCAATCCTCCGTTTGCATTAAACGACATTGCAATAGTTGATTGGGAGGCTGCGGTTGAGGCAATTTTATAAAACGTAGTGTCGTTGCAATTGTCAAAATTCATCAGTGGCCCAGCCGCCGCTGCTGGCGCGTTGTAACCACGAATGTTATAGACATTGTTTTGAGTGGATGGCCCAGTCCCAGGTTTCCACTGCATATCAAAATAAACAGTAGCTGTGCTATTTGCGTCAATACTAAAGTCGTGGATAGAAATGCCTGCAATTGACCACGCCTGCAAAATTGTGCCGGTAAACCCAGTCTTTGCTTTCAGAATTGATTGCCAGCCTTCTCCAAATAGCGCAGTGGGCGATGATGATCCAGAGCCTGTTGATTGCGAACCAAACAACAAAGCCCCAACCAGCCAAGTTCCTGCCGGAATAAATACCGCTTTGCCAACGGATTGCGCATAAGTAAAGGCGTTATTAAATGCTGTGGTGTTATCGCTTGATGTTGTTAAAGCCCCAAAATCTGTAACACTCACACTCTCCCGCAACTTCGCCTGCACCGTAGTCGCCACAGCGCCTGTGCCTGCGGGGGTGTACACAATACCGCTGCTGTCACCAACATAGGCAAAGTTGTCGTCAAGGTAACTTAACGGTATAGACCCTGTAGACCCTGCAAATGTATATGGAATAGTCATTTAAAACCTCGCTCTTAATGTTGTTTCGTATTGCACACCAGAAATAATAAAGTTTGGTGATGCGCTGGTTATAGTTAATCCAAGGTATTTGCCCCACTGTTGGGCATCATAACGATATAAATAGTATCCAACAATCGCGTCAACCCAGCCAACAATTGTTCCACTGCTGTTAGTCCACGGTATTGTTGTGCCGCTACTGTTTGTCCAAGTTACCACGTTGTAATTGTAAACTGTAGTGCTTGGGCTTGATCTGGTTTCGTTATCAACAGTAATTGTTAATCCGCTTCCCACTGTGTCGTCAAGAATGGCTTCAACACCCCATTTCAGCGCCTGTTTGTCACGGATGATATCTTTCATGCCAAGTAACGCTGACCTGATGGTGCTTGATATGGCTGAAGTTTTGTCTTGGTACAGCTTGGTCAAGTCTGTTCCAGTAGTTCCGTACAACGTAGCAGCGCCGTTTATGGGCGCTTGCGCAATAAAAGTTAACGTTCTTTGCGACGTGAAGAACCACTTCTTATCAAAGTACACCGCCTGAATTACACGCGCAGTGCTGGTCAACGGGTCGTTGTAAGTAAATGAAAACGCTGCACACAAGATGTTGTAAATCAGCACTTGGCCTGCGCTGATAGTCTTGGTGAAGTCTATGTAAGGAAACACGCCATCCAGCGCGTCACTTAGCTTAGATGTAGTTGAACCCACCAGTGCATAGACACCGTAGCGATTCATAAACACAATAGACCTAAAGTACGGCAACAAACCGTAAGGCAAGTCTGTGCCTACCGCTGCGCTAATGTTGGTGTTGGTGTACAGCGTAGAGCCTGTTGTGGGGCTTATGCGAACATCAGAGATGACGTTGATGCTATCAATACCAAACACATACAAGAAGTTGTTGGCGGCAACAATCTGAGTGATGTTGCCTATTAACGTGGCGTCAGTAAACGTAATGTTTCCCGCGCTGGCGCTGTAGAAGTCATTGTTGGTTCCAGCCGCCGTGTAGTACAGCGTGCGTCCGTTGGCTATCCACACACGGCCCGAGAAAGAGGCTATAGCAGTGCCAGGCTGACTGATAAGGCTTGCGGTAATAGATTGGCCTACGCCCGAACCGCTAATAGTCACTGCTGGCGCTGTAAGGTAGTTTGTACCTGTAGATAAGCCCGTGCCGTAGGCAGACACGCCCGTAATGCTAGTGCCGTTGGTAGAAAGCGATATAACGGCCTGCGTGCCACCTGTAGACGGCGCTGCAATAGTTGCAGTGACCGGAGAAGAGTATCCAGTGCCGGTAAGAGAATACGTCAGGCCGGTAGGCGTTCCTGCTGTGGTTGTAATGGCTGCACCGCCCTTAGTGGCAGACAGCGTAAACGTAGTGCTGCCGTTGGTGGTGATGATGTAGTAACTAGACGGGTTGGTGTAGCCTGTAATGCTTCCCGTGCCAGCAAAAATTCCGCTGATAACTACCGCCTGCCCGACAACCAAAGTTGTTGTAGATGCCGTGCAGCTAAATTGTCCAGCAGTGCCTGTAATTGCAACGCCTGATAACGTGCTGTAGTAGCCGTTAAGCGTGAACGACAAAGAGCCAACACTGACTAGGGTTGTGCCGTCCCACTGAAAGTAGCCTTTAACGGGGTCAATAATTAAAATTGTCTTGTTGTCCCACTGGCTTGCTTGCACACCAGATGTAGAAAACGTGGCGGCAGCAGAGACGACAGTCTTAGTGTTTGTCCCAAGATTAACAACTTCAAACCCGCCCGTGGACAAAAATGCCAAGTAGTAGTCAATAGAGTTGATGTTGGCAAAAGTTGCATACACAACAGATGCGCTAAACGTCACGCCTGCTATGGTTGTTGGAGCAGGAACAATGCGCAAATTTCCGTGACCAATAGGCATGGCGTTTTCTAGCCAAGCAAATTCCTCCTCCTTAATGGCGGTACGGTTGGCCTTGGTGTTGACCCCCGAGAAATCTTTGGTTACATGAAAATCATGCTTTTGTTCTTGCGTTGCCATTACCTGCAACCCCAGCGTTTGCGTGCGGCTTTTCCGCGCTCACCAGTCCAGCTTTTACTTCTGGCACAGAACGACTTGTGACGTGGCCCCGACTTTTGCGGAGCTTTCAAATTGCTTCCAGTAGATCGGTTGTACTTGGCTCTGCCTTTCGCGGTCAGGCCGCCGCCCTTTTTTACAGACTGCTTCTCGCCTCTGCCGACAGAAAGCCTTACATTTTTCTTAGGCAATTTTGGCTCCTTGCTGTAGTTGAGCCAAGGTCAATCCACCCGTGTACTGAAAGTGCGGATACTCTTTAAATGTCTGCCAATCACCAGCCCACTCTAGGCCGCAAGCCTTGCCGATCTCGCCAACTTGTTTCCACACAGCTTGGTCATCCCAAATAGCTTTGCCGTTGACCAGTGGCACTACATCTAAAGCGCAGCGCCAGTTGTGCCAAGATTGTCCAGCTTTAGCCCTAGTGACAATGTTTCCAGGCGTAGTGCGCCCTTGAGCGTAAAGAGCGTCTTGGCTTGCGCTATCTCGGTAGGTGGAAGTCACCAGCAAGTCAATACCTTTGGCTTTAGCAGCTGCAATAAAGGCCTCTGCCCGTTGCTTGGCGGGTGGCGCTAAATTATCCAAGCTGCGGGAATTAATCATTTTGCTGCTACGCCGTTCATTTTTTCGATTGTGCGAAGTCCGCCAAGGCCAAGCATTCCCATAAGGACTGGCAACATTTCAGTAAGGTTTGCAGGGGCAAGATCAAGAAGATGCCCTGCTATTGTGAGTGCCATTTTTGCAACCGGCAAACCAATCCAGTTCCAGGCGCAAGCCGCACCACAAACCCATCCTATAAACGGACGCCAGCCAGATACAAAAACGCTAGGATTGGATGCCTCTGCTTTGTTGATGTCTATCTGGCCTTGTACAACCATTACGGCGGCGGCAAGCTGTTGCTTTTCTTGTTCCGTCTTGTCAGGCCAAATTTTATTGATTGCCGTATTAACCAAGTCCGAAACTGCGCCAAGACCAGTAATGTCCATGCTATTTCTCCATGTTAAACGTGAATCAATTTTTTAATTAAATCAGCAGCAAATCCAGGGCCAAGCAACATCACCCCAGCAATTCCATACAAGATGTATTCAATTTTTTGCATGCGCTTTTGACCGCTATTTAATGCTTCTTGTATGCCTTCATAACGTTCAGCACAAACAGCCTCGTGTACGCTTAAACGCTTGTCATTGTCGGTCACAACGCTTTGCAAATTTTCCATTTTTAGCCCATCAAATAAGGAGTTGTAATTCGCCTGGTGAACACAGAGGACAAAACGGCCCTCACTTGGTTCTTGTATTCTTGGTTAAAAATTTCAGATTCACCGTATGCTTGTTCTTTGTGCTTTGCTTTGTAGCAAGCGTAGAAAGCTACGGGCGTTGTGTACGGCTCTGGTATGGTTTCTGTTGGAGAAGCGGTTGTCAGTGCCGTTGGCATGATTACCGTGTCTAGTTCCACGCTGTACGTTTGGTCTGGCACGGGGCCAAGGTAGATGCTTGTTTGACCGTACATAGAATAGGCTATGGGCCTACCCGTGTAATTTTGGTAGTAGCGCAACCGTGCGTTGAAATCCGTAAACGGAAGGTACTGCAACGCAATCCTGGTGTTACCCCAGATCAAATTGAAGTTGATAACATCAAGCGTGTTTACCCCGCTGGGCAACGAGCTTGTCAGCAGAATTTCTTGGTTTGCTGCTACAGAAGATGTTTGGTAAGTGCGCAAGCACCCAGTATCACGAACCAGCCTGGTGCGGCCTTGGTTTATGTAGTCCGTTAGTTCGCTGTCGGAATAAAAATTTCCATTTGCATCGTGAAGCAACCTGCGGCATTCCGTAATGTAGTCAGAAAGTGCCATAGGTTCCTTATAATGTTACGCAGCAACTTGAACAAGACCAGCCCCACGCTTATTAGGCATGGGGACTGGCATTGCGTCAACCACGGGGGATAGGACGTGGACATTGTGCTTGGGGCGTTCAGAAGAAAACGAAAACTTGTGCAATCTTTCCAATGCAAGATCACGTTCTTTACTGTTTAACATCCACCCAAGCCGCCGTAGATACGGCTCTTTATTATCATCACCGTAACCAAATACGTGATTGCAAACAATTGTTGGGACTTCTATAGACTGGCCTTTGGCAAACAAGTAACGCTTGCCGTCATAGCCGTCTTCTAAATCATGCTCACTATTGTTTGTAACCCACATATTAAGAAGTCAAAATGTCGCCGTAGATATACAAGTCAACCGTAGCCGCTGCGCCTTGTGCTGTACCCACGTTGATGTACAAGTATGCTTGAGTGAATGCGTTTGTAGACGCAATACTCAAGTCTTGCACAACAGCGGAAGAGGCCAAAGAAGGAGTGACAGCGGAAACAACTGCTGTACCTCCAGCAGATGCGGCGGTCTGGACTGTGAAACGTGCCGTTGTTGGGTTGATCGATCCATTGGTCATTGCAATAGCGCGAACCCGAAACTTTGTGGGAGTGTCGGCAAATGCCACGAACGTATCGCCCGTAGCATTCAAATTCAACGACGGAACAACAGCCAGCAGAATGCTACCAAATTGACTCGGCAGTTTGTTTGCAACTCTAGAACCAGCCATGATGTTTCCTTAAATGGTTTGCAGGTACACGGTATCCGACACGCCACCAAAGGTGTTCGCAACAGTACCAGTCGTTGTGCCAAATGCCGCCGATGTAGGAACCACACCAGTGTAGGCAGATGCTACTTGAAACAAGCCATAGTCGGTCAATGTTGCAGCCCAAGCAGTTGTAGCTGAACAAGTCACATAACCAACAGCAGGACGAGGCACAAAAGTACCCGTGTTGATTGCTGGATTGGTCAGCACAGATGTACCAGCGGTGATGTTGGACGTTGCAACAAACGGGGCGGTAGCAGTGTTTGTGTATCCAGTGCCGCCGGTGGTGGCAGAAGTCAACAAGCCAAAGCACATCACGGCGGTAGCCGCAGTGCTAGATGCTGGACTAAACGAGATGGTGGGAACAGAAGTCATGTTCGCGCCATTGTTGTTCATAGTGATGGCGGTAACAGTCCCAGAGCCAACAAGAGTAGCGTTGACGGTCAACACTGCGCCAGATCCGGTAATGTCGCCATTGCCGTTTACCACTGTTACGGTAGGAGCAGTTGTATAGCCAGCGCCTTGATTGGTCACGGTCACTGCGTTAATCACACCACCAGAAATGGTGCAAGTTGCAGTAGCCTGGACGCCGCCAGCAGGAGGAGGAGAAAGCAACAAAATGGGAGCGCGAGTGTAACCAGAACCGGCAGTAGTTATGGCGATGGTAGTGTTGATAGCACCGCCAACAATCACGTTGCCAGTTGCCAACACGCTACCGCCACCAGCCGTAAACGTGCAAGTGGGAGAAGCAGCAGTGCCGTTACCAGTACCAGCGAGGTAGATGCCGTTGGTGTAGCCAGAGCCAGCAGTGGTAATGACTGCGCCAACAACCGTGCCAGTCATGTTAATCAAGCGCACGTTGCTACCGTCAGAACTGACAATAGTAGGTGCAGATTGAGTAGACGCTTCTACAAAGCGCCAGATTTGGCTTACACCGTCGTATTGTTGAACGGCAGTGTAGGGGCCAAGGTGAACAGAATATTGGCCGCTTGGCAAAGTGTAGACTTGACCAGAAACCAAGTTAATCGGCGTGTTGGGCCAGTTAGTGCCGCGAACACCAAAACCAATTTGATTAATCATGTTGTGTTACTCCTTAGATGGTTAGAGAGTTGTAGCCAGTGATTTTGGTCATGGCTTTTGGCTTCGTTACCACTAGTTCAGCAATCGTCAACACTGCGCCAACGTAACCAACTTGGAAGTTAGCCAAAGTAGATTCAAAGCCGGTGAAGGCAAACGAACCCATTTCATGGATGTACAACGACATGTAATTGCTGTTCAGCAAGTACACCGTACCTTCTGGGCAATAAGGATCTGGATAGATTGGCACACCGGCAACCATCAAAGCGCGGAAGCCAGACTGTGGGCCGTCAGCGTCATTGTCAAAACCAACGCCCTTACCTGGGGTAATGACGTAGGATTCTTGGCCAACGTAGTCTTGAGCCAACAAAGTCCAAGTACCAAATCCGCATACGCCAAACGTAGGAACTTCAGCAGAGTTCTTGACCGTACCAGAGATGTATTGCAACAAGTTGGAACGAGTTGGGTTCACGCTACCGGCTGCGTACAGTTTTGATTTCCAATAGGTATTGGTCGTACGGTTGATGTTGCCATAAGTAGCAAGCGTTGTACCGTCGTCCACAGCGCCAGGCAAGCCAATAAATTGCTGCGTGTTGGTGGTGTTGTTGTACAAGGCAGTTGACATGCTATCCATCATGCTGTTTGTAGCGTCGTTCATACGAGCTTCAATCAGCGGGATGATTGCGTAATCTTGTTGCACAGCGCCTTCCATGCCAAGGAACGGCACGGGAGCGATCATCAGCTTCAAGTTAAATTCAGCGTTGGTGATACCAACTTGAACGTTCGGTTGCGCGAACGAACCAGAGTAGTCAGACCACTGAGATGTAACCATCTGTGAACCCTGCACAGGTGCAGTAACAGATGACACACCGCCAGAGGCTTGCTGCGAGTTGCTCAGAAGAGCAGCCAACAGGGGGGTTGAGTTGTACAGTTGCACAACCAATTTAGGAATAAACGCCCGTCGTGTTACATACGAGAGTTCGGTGTACTGGCTACTGCCAGTGCTGGGAATAATACCGCCGCCAATAGCCATAAAAAGCTCCTAAAAAAATCCCCTGTTTAC